GTTATACAAGCTACTTATGCTCAAGAACTAGCAGATGACTTTGGACGAAAGGTCCGTAATCAAATAGTATCTCCTGATTTTAACGCCGTCTTTCCACACGTAGGCCTTCGAGCAGATTCAACTTCTGTTAAAAGATTCCATACAATGCAAGGAGGAACTTATTCAGCTGTAGGTGCAGGAGGAGCAATCACTGGTAGAGGTGCACATTTATTAATTATAGATGATCCAATAAAAGGAAGAGAAGATGCAGAGTCAGAAGTTCAAAGAAGAAATTTAATCGAATGGTATAAGTCAGTTGCTTATACTCGATTACAACCAGGTGGAAAAATAATTATAATTCAAACTCGTTGGCACCAAGATGATTTAGCTGGTCACATTTTAAATGAAAGTAAAGAAGATTGGAAAATTTTAGATTTACCCGCTATTGATTCAAAAGGAAATGCTCTCTGGCCTGAAGCTTATCCGAAAGAAGCTTTAGAAAAAATTAGAAGTACAGTAGGAGAACGAGTATGGTCAGCTCTTTATCAACAGCAACCTACAGGTGATGAAGGATCCATTATCAAAAGAGATTGGTGGAATATATATCCAGAAGATAAAATTCCGACATTATCATATGTTCTTCAATCTTATGATACTGCTTTTAGTACGAAAGATACAGCTGACTTTTCTGCATGTACAACATGGGGAGTTTATACAGAGAGAGATAAAGAAAATAAACCTTATGCTGCATGTTTATTATTAGACGCATGGAAAGAAAGATTAGAATATCCTGATTTAAGAAAAAGAGCACAAGATGCTTATGAGAAATGGTATCCCGATCAAGTATTAATAGAAAAAAGAGCTTCAGGCCAGAGTTTAATACAAGACATGAGAAGATCAGGAGTACCTGTAATTACTTATAGTCCGGAGAGAGATAAGGTATCTAGAACGCACTCAGTAACTTCAATGTTCGAAGGCGGATTAGTGTTTACTTTGGATAAAGATTGGACTAAAAGTGTAATAGAGGAATCAGCAGCTTTTCCTTATGGAAAATTTGATGATGTTCATGATACGTGTGTACAAGCTTTATTGCGTATTCGTGATGGCTTTTTAGTCGCTCATCCTGATGATCCCGAAGATGAAGATTATGAACAAAGGAAACAGCGGAAACGCCGCTATAAAAACAAACATTATTACTCTTAATAGGTATAGACCTTTAAAAAAAAAAGTTCCTAGTCCTAAAGAGATAGAAAAAGCACAAGATGAGGAAGTAATTAGTGCTTTTCATGACGCATGTATCAAGATAACTGAGAAAATAGATATTAAAGGATATGCCCTAGTAGCATGGGATGAAAGGGGAACTCCCTGTCTATCATGGTCTACTGGCCATAATAAAAATCCTATTAGCGAAATGTTACTTCCGACCTTTACACAGTCATGTTTTCAAGGTATACTAAATAAAAAATTAAGTACAACGGAGGACTTAAATGAGTAACCCATTTACTAGACGAGGAAAAGAACCTAATTACACTACAGAAAACTTTAGTGTAAAAGATGTTAAAGCAGCTAATGCTAGATTTTATGAAAAAAATCCTGATGCTATTGAACCTGCAGCGATGATTAAAAAAGCTATGCAGAATCCGGACGATGAAGTAGTAAAACAACAAACAAGACGTGAAGCAGAAGAAAAAGACTTCATGAAAAAACTAAATATAACTGGAGGAATATACTAATGACTAAAACTCAAGATACTACAAAGACTGCAGTAAAATATAATCCTAGTGGTGCAGCTGCAGGTTTCGGACCTACTGCTAATCCACCTAAACAGGATCCATCTGCTGCTAATACCATTCAAGATAAAACAAAAGGTAATTCTAGTTACAATGCAGATAACAGAGCTTTTATTGCTAAACTAAAAAGAAGTTAATTATGTCAGACGAAAAAGATTTCAAAGAAAAGTTTGAAAAAGCTACTCATAAAGCAGTAAAAGAAAGTAGTAAAAAACTATATCCAGTATCTGATAAAGATATAAAAAAATTAAAAGAATCAGGTACTAATTCATATGCTAAAAATAATCAAGCTGCTATTAAAGCATTAGCAACTGTTGGTAAAGTTATAAGTAGAAGCAATCCTGTTGGACTAGCTGTTTCTGCTACTGTTAAAGCTGTTAAAAAAGTAAAACAACATTTAGATAAAAAGAAAGCTCAAAAAGATATGGAAGCAATAGACGTATAAATTATGAAAATGACCGCCGGTGCGGGATCAGGAGAAGGAAGATTACAAAACTCTAGAATGTCAGCACCTAAAAAAATTAAAAAAAAGGTAAAGAAAAATGTCAAGAAAAGAAAATGATGATTTCGTAGCAACAAAAGTTGAAAAGACTTTTGATGACGAAGGAAATATTCAAGTTGCAAACGTAGATAAAAAAACTACTTTAAAAGAAGCTTTAGGAAAGAAAAGAGGTTTTATAACTGGAGTAGGTAATAAAAAACCTTTTAAAATTAAACAAATATTATTAGATAGCTCAGCGAAAGTTATTAAATTAAAATAAGTAAATGGCTCGGATAAAGTATACAAGCTTTATTCCTCGAGATAAACCTCCCAAAAGACCTAGACGACATAAAAAATGACTTAACAAAAGTGAAAAAAGGTCGTATAAGAAATATCATAAACAAGGCAAATGATATGGGAACTATTAACGACTTATTATATAACTATCAAGAAGGTAATGAATTTGTATGTTCAGATGGAAGAATGTCAGTAAATGGCATTTGTCAAGTAGAGCAACTTGATAGTGTAGATGCTTCTAATATTACTAAAGAAATTATAGAAACTTCTGGAGATGGTAAAGATAATTGGGAAAAAAATAAAGAATGGGAAGAGAAAGTAAAACGAGATAAAATATTAAAAAAGTTAGAAGGAACTTCTGATTATTTTCCAGAGTTAGGAAAAGAAAAAGGAAAATTTGAATGGAACTTTGATAAAGAAAATAAAATTGATACTTATAAAAATACAGTAAATAATAATATAAATGCATATAACGGTTGGATAGAAAATAATTTAGGAATACCTGTAGGTGTTCAAAATGCTGTAAGAGTAGGAGGAAGTGTAGCAGCTTTTGCAGGAGGTTCTGGTGTATTAGCACTTGCAGCACCTTGGCTTCTTCCAATTTTTGCAGGAGGAGCTATTAATAGAGCTGAAAGAGAAAGAATAGAAAATATAACTGATCAAGATAAACAAGGTGGTAATATTAATGTTATAGATATGATGACTTATGATATTCCGGGACCAGGAGAAGATGGATTTAATCCTCATCATGATAAAGGTGATGAAATAGATTGGAGAGGTACTAATCAAGATCAAGGAGTTACATCTGATGCTGGATTTGATACTTCTTCATCTAAAGGAAGTTCTTATTCACGACCAGGATCAGAGGGCTCACCAACCGGACATCACTGGTAATTCTTTTAATTTTATAATTTTTGTTATATAACTTTTGTAAAAAAAGGTAATATATGGTAAAAAAAACTCATAGTTCAATAGTAAATGCTTCTTTAGGTATTAGACTTTCCTCACATGAGAAGATTTGCGCAGAACGCATGAAACAATTAATTAAAGCTATAGATGAATTAAATAAGAAAGTATCTAAACTTTCAGATGATGTATCTAGAGGTAAAGGAGCAGTTGCAGTATTAATTGGTATAGGAACTATTATTGCAGCTTGTATTGGCTTTTTTCAATTTAAGTAAAAAAATTAATGGCACTCAATATTTCAGATGAAGCACGAGTTCAAATGCCGATGAAAACGGTAGCGTCTCTCATTGCGCTGGTCGCAATAGGAACTTGGGCATTCTTCGGTATTCAAGAAAAACTCAATCAGCACTCAACTCAATTAGAAATTATGGATAAGGATTTAGTCATGAATACCGAGTTTAGAATCAAATGGCCTAGAGGATTACTAGGATCACTTCCTGCTGATAGTGAACAGTTTATGTTGATTGAGGAACTTTACAAACAATCTGATAAATTACAAATACGAGTAGATGGTATGTTACATAACGAAGTTAATATAAAAGCTTTAGAAAAATCTGTCGAGAAATTACAAAATGATGTAGAAAAATTAAAGGATAAGCAAAGAGCATTTGCTAATGGAGATCATTAATGAAAGAAAGTCTATTAAAACTTACACAGAAAATAACTACATGGCATGAAAGAATGTTTAAGTATCTAACATTAAAATCTAAAACTAATATATTCTTTACATGGCTTTTAGTTTTTATTTGTCTTTATGAAATTTTTGAACATATTATTATACCTTTAGCTCTAATTTGGTGGGGATTTAGTTAATGAATGAGATAGTAATAGCTTTATTAATGATAATTAATAATGAAATTGCCGAGCATCGTATACAACCTTCA